ACGTTTCACCGCTAGCTAAGGCTCAGAAGTCTACTAGCCTTAATAACACGATGAGAGCCTTGGAGATGTTGATGCCTCTAGCTGAAGCTCTACCTGTTGGCGACCACATTGACCCTGATGGGTTGGTGCGACATGTGACTGATGCCCTTGGCGTTCCGAAGACAACACTTCGCAGCACTAGAGAAATAGCTGAGTTGCGTGAACAGCGAGCAGCGGCGCAACAAGAACAGATGCAACGTCAGCAAGAACAGGAAGACGTTTACACTGCAGCTCAAGCAGCGCAAGCTGTTAGAATGGTTGGAGGTAATCAGCAGTGAAAGAGCTAGAACAGCTAAGAAATATGTACAAACAAACCTTTGATTCCGAAGCGGGTCAAAAGGTTTTGCGTGACCTTGAAGCCCGATGTAATTGGAGGGCTTTAAGTTATGTAGCTGGTGATGCCAATGCTACAGCTTTCGAGGAGGGTAAACGTGGGGTTATCCTTCATATTCACAATATGTTGACAGAGGAGTAAACATGTCAGAAGAAAATGTCGAACAGGTAGCCCAGCCAGAAACGGCAGGCACTGTGCTGGAAACACCAGCAGAAGTGGCGCAAGGCGGGTCTGGTAACGATTTTCTATCAACCATACCAGAAGAATTGCGTGACCATCCAAGCCTATCACCAATTAAGGATGTTGAGAATCTTGCTAGGTCTTACGTTAATGCACAGAAACTAATTGGCGCAGACAAAATACCACTGCCAGTTAATCCAACAGATGAAGACCTTGACCGCATTTATGGTCGCCTTGGTCGTCCAGAAACATCAGACGGATATGAAATAAAGCCAGATGGCAATATTATTACAGAAGACATTGCTAAAGATTATGCTGAAGTGGCGCATAAATTGCGCTTAACACCTCAGCAAGCGTCTGGGATTATTGAATACTATCAAGGCATTGCAGCCCAAAATGAATCTAGCATGGAAGATAACGATGTAAAAGCTATGCAAGATACAGAGATGTCTTTGAAAAAAGAGTGGGGTGACGAGTATAGTCATAAGTTGACTGCTGCAAAGGAAGCGTTTGATGCGTTTGCATCATTAGAAATGCTTGAGATGCGTTTGTCGGATGGCACTAAAATTGGTAATCACCCTGATTTTATTAAAGCATTTGCTAAAATGGCAGATTTCCGTCATAATATGACCAGCGAAGACACTGTTGCTGATGCGCCAATGGCAAGAACTCTAAGTAGGCAGGCAGCCCAAAATGAGATTGATGCCATTATGAATGACAAGTCACATGCGTATTGGGACAAGAGCAATGTAATTGGTCGCAAACAAGCGATTGAGCGCATGCAAGAATTGATGGGTATGGTACATGGATGAGTTCGACCGTATTCAAACGAGGTTAGATTGCCTACGCATGGCTATCGAATTTGGTACTGTGCGTGATGTGGTTAATCCAGACCTACTCGCAGATAAATACTACGAGTGGGTTATGCAGGGTAGCGATGAAAATCGTCCTGATGACAATCGGAAAGACGGTAGCCCAAGGGAGGCTAAAAAGCCTAGAAGCGTCCGAAAGGGTAGCGCATCGCACGTTGACAACGCAACCGAGTAGTTAAAGGAGATTTATCATGTCTACTCAAATCACTACCGCGTTTGTCCAACAGTATTCTGCAAACGTGCAGATGCTCGCGCAACAGATGGGAAGCCGTCTGCGTGACACCGTGCGAATTGAGAATGTCGTTGGTAAAAACGCATTTATCGACCAAGTTGGTCTGGCAACAGCCCAGCTACGGTCAAGTCGGCATGCCGACACCCCACAAATGGATACGCCACATGCGCGTAGACGTTTAAGCCTAGCATCATACGAATATGCTGATTTAATCGACAATCAGGATAAGGTTCGTATGTTGATTGACCCAACTTCATCTTACGCTATGGCGGCTGCGGCTGCTATGGGTCGTGCGATGGACGATGTTATCATTACTGCATTTGATGCGGCTGCTTCTACTGGCGAAACTGGCTCAACAAGCACAGCTTTCGACACAAATCAAGACGTTGCTGTTTCAGTAGGTGGTGCTGACACTAACATGAACTTGACAAAGCTACGTGAAGCAAAGAAGTTGCTTGACGAAGCTGATGTTGACCCTTCAATCCCACGCTATATCGTGATGGGTCCGTCACAGATTCACGCTCTGCTTGCAGATACAAGCGTGACTTCAGCGGATTTCAACACTGTTAAAGCTCTGGTACAGGGTGAAATCAATCAGTTCATGGGCTTCAACTTCGTTATGTCCAACCGCTTGGCTGTAGACGCTAATAACGTCCGCACATGCTTTGCTTGGGCTGAAGAAGGTATGGCTCTTGGTGTTGGTCAAGATGTTTCTGCTCGCATTGATGAGCGTGCCGATAAAGGTTACGCGACTCAGGTGTACTACAGCATGGACATCGGTGCTACCCGTATGCAAGAAAACATGGTTGTTCGCATCAAGTGTGATGAAGATGACCTAGACGGCGCAGCAGCTTAGAGAAGGAGACTAGAGAATGACTACTAAAAATTCAGACTTAGTGGCAAATCTTGAGGCTCTTCCTCAGGTTGCTAACCCTGCAAGCGAACTGGGCGGCGTTGTACGCATCGCTCAGGGCAATGTTGCACTGGCGGCTGGTGACAGCACTGACGATGACATCGTTATGCTTGCACCAATCCCAACCAACGCAACTCTTGTTTCAGTCCGTGTTGGCTCAGACAACCTTGGCGGCAGTTGCACATTTAACGTAGGCTTCTACACGAATGCTGGCGTTGTTGTGGATGAAGACGCTTTGGCTACTGACGTTGCTGATGCTGCTGGCGTAGCGGAACTCCGTTACGAAGTAGCTGACCTCAACACGACTGGTCAACAGGTTTGGGAACTGGCTGGTCAGTCTTCAGACCCAAATGATGTTTACTACATCGCTGCTACCTTCAGTGCTACTGGTGGTTCTGCTGGTGATATGGCATTCATCATTGAGTATGTCGTAAACTAACATTGGAGGGGGCGGTTCGCCGCCCCTTTCTTTTCCATAAGGAGGGATTGTGGAATATAATAGTGACTTTAGGTACGACTTGAAGGTGGGTCAGCTACATGAAAAGTTTTTAGCTGAATTACTACAGTCAAAAACGATTGAGGTAAAAAGGGATTTCAAGGCTTCACAAACTGGCAAAGTGTTTGTGGAGTTTTTTTGTAGAGGCAAGCTATCCGGCATATCAACAACTGAGGCTGACTTTTGGTGCTTTATAATCGGCGAACAAACTGTCATAATGTTGCCTACAGAAAAATTAATTAGGTTGGTAGATGCGGCAAAGAAGAAGGGCAAGGTAGTTTCTGGCGGAGATAGCAATCTAAGTCAGGGTGCATTAGTTGAGATAAAGGATTTGGTGAAATAAAATGGCATCAGTAGTAGACATATGTAACGAGGCTATGGATTTGTTGGGTGCAGACACTATAACATCCTTAACAGAAAACTCAAAAGTAGCCCGGTTCTGCAATCGGCGTTTTGAATCAGCCCGTGATTCGGTTATTCGTTCACATCCGTGGAACGCTTGTATTCGCCGAGCTGAGATTGCGGCAGATGCAACAGCCCCAGCTTTTGGCTTCACTTACCAATATACTTTGCCAACAGACCCGTTTTGTGAGCGAGTCATTTCGTTCTGGAGTGACCTTGTAGACAATGAGCTTGCAGCATATGACTCTCCATCTATGTTTAAAATTGAGGGTCGCAAAATTCTTAGCAACGAAGGTACTTGCAAGATTACTTTTCTGGCAAGAATTACCGACACGGAACAGTATGATTCACTGTTGCGTAGCACTATAGCCCATCGTCTTGCCGCAGAAGCAGCTTATGCGCTTACTGGTAGCACAAGTGTTTCATCAGCTATGCAAACGCTTTACAATGAAAGACTTAGAGAAGCACGTTCCATTGACGCTATGGAAGGTGTTCCAGAGCAGATTGTTGCAGATGACTTCATTAATATAAGGTTCTAACATGGCTCGCGTTTCCACGATTGTAACCAACTTTCAGTCAGGCGAGTTTTCACCACGCCTTGAGGGTCGTATTGACTTGCAGAAGTATTCAAGCGGCGCACAAGAACTATCCAATATGCTTGTGTTTCCGCAGGGTGGTGCAACCCGTAGACCGGGGACATATTATGCTGGCACATCTAAGGATGGTGGAAAGGTGCGGTTAATACCGTTTGAGTTTAGTGATGAGCAGGCTTACATTCTTGAGTTTGGTGCTAATTATATTCGCTTCTTTAAAGACGGGGGTATACTAACAGAAGCCACAACAAATATTACTGGCGCAACTTCTGCTAATCCTGTTGTTATTACGGCTAATGCTCACGGCTTATCTAACGGCGACCGTGTGTTTATTAGCGGCGTTGGCGGCATGACCGAGATTAACAATCGGGAGTTTACCGTTGCTAATTCAGCTACAAATACTTTTGAATTGTCTGGCATTGATGGTTCTGCATTTACGACTTATACCAGCGGTGGCACAGTAGGTAAAATAGTAGAAGTTACAACGACTTACAGCGTAACAGACATCTTTGAGATTAACTTTACCCAGTCAGCCGATGTCGTATATTTTGCGCATAAAGACCACGAACCAGCCAAGCTGACTAGAACTACAGCGACTAGCTTCACGCTTGCTGACATAGCATTTGTTGATGGTCCTTATCTTGATGAAAACGCTACTGACATTACTCTTTATGCGTCAGCGCAAACAGGCACAGTAACAGTTACTGCGTCTGCTAGTTTATTTACCAGCAATGATGTTGGTAGGTATATAAGGTTTAGAGAGTTATTGGAAACACACCATGACGAGTGGGCGGCTAGCACAAGTTACGCTGATGGCGACACTGTTCGTTATGATGGGCATGTTTACGAACAAGTCACTGGCTCTACTCAGACATCGGGCAACACGCCACCAGTTCATTTGTCTGGCACAGAAACATACGGTCTTATTGATTGGGAATACAAGCATGACGACACTGGCTATGTAAAGATTACGGCATTTACTAGCGCAACTCAGGTGACTGCGGTTGTGCAAACAGATGACCAAGGGGTTGCTGTTTTACCAGACCATGTTATTGGCTCAGGAGATGCTACAAAGCGTTGGTCATTAGGCGCATTTGGTGGCGACCAAGGGTTTCCAAGGGCAGTAGCCTTTTACGAACAAAGACTATACTTTGCTGGAACAACAGGTCAACCCCAGACAATCTTTGCTTCTGTGACTGCTGACTTTGAGAATCATACGCCCGGCACAGAGGACGATGCAGCTATAAACGTCACTATTGCGTCAGACAGAGTTAATGTTATTAAGCACATGATTCAGGGGCGGTTTCTTCAGATTCTTACATCAAGCGCAGAGTTTACTTTGTCGGGCGGCACAGGTTCTACAGTAGCAACTCCAACAAATGTAAACGTGTTAAGAGAAACAACATTTGGCTCTGGTGATGTAAGACCATTGCGAGCTGGCTCTGCTACCATCATGATTCAGAAGGGTGCTGAAAAAGTAAAAGAGGTTTCCTTTAACTTAGACAATGACGGTTTGATTGGTCGTGACTTAACTATACTTGCTGAACACTTGGCGCGGGGTGGTTTGACGGACATGGCTTGGCAGCAAGAACCTGAACTTGTTTTGTGGTTTGTTCGCTCAGACGGTCTTCTTGTTGGTCTTTCTTATGACCCAGCTAACCAGACTATTGGTTGGCACTCGCACACATTAGGCGGAACAGCAGAAGTAGAGAGTATTGCCAGTATTCCTAGTGGCTCTGAAGACCAAGTTTACCTTTCTGTAAAGCGCACTATTGATGCGTCTACTGTTCGTCACATTGTCTATATGAAGCCTATATATTTTACAGATGTTGAGGATGCGTTTTACTTAGACAGCGGGTTAACTTATGACAGCACACCTACAACAAGCATTAGCGGCTTAAATCACCTTGAGGGCGAAACAGTACAAGTATTAGCTGATGGTTCTGCTCACGCAGATAAAGTGGTTTCCAGCGGCTCTATAACACTGGACAGAAGTGCTAGTGTAGTTCATGTCGGTTACAGCTATGACTCGAATGTGCAGACATTGAGAATAGAAGCTGGTGC